CTTTAATGTCGGGGACTCTAACGCCGAGCGCAGAATAAAAACCAAACGAACTGGGCTTTACGAAGCGGTCTACGTTGCATACCGCGTTGGAGATACCGGTGGCGTTGCGCAGGCGATAGAGAAGATAATTGAGTTTAACGCGCGCTACCCAGAGTTCGGCATAACTTCCGAGGGCTTGCGCCAGTCCATTAAAGGCCGAGACAACAACACGCAGAAAATGATTAGGGGCAGGTTGCCGGACGAGAGAATGCGCGGCAATACTCTAGAACGTGCGGAAGACTGGGGCTTTTAGGCCAGTCGCCAGAAACGAACTCCCTGCAGTTTGTTTTCTACCCGGTACCGGTGGTCGCACAGCCAGCCCTTGCGCCGTGCGATCTCATAGAACTGAGACACCGCTTCCACCATATCGAGGCAGGGGACGAACACAGAAGACCCGGGATCAAAGGTCTTCCAGTTCACCACCATGCGCAAACCGTCGGGGGCCAAATCCATGGCCACCCCTCGGCTATCATTCTTCCTCGGCTTTCTTGTTATCACTGATGACTTCATCGTCGGTCCCCGCGTCATTCATCCATGCCGCTCCTTTAAGCCTAAGCACACTTACCGGCGGCAGGTTCAGCTTGGTGCCCTTACCCATACGCTTTGAGACGGTCTTGGCGCCACACGGCAGGGTGCGCAGTTCTTTGACAATATCGGTAAAGTCTATCTGGCGCTCCGCGCACCACGCCCTGAAAGGTTTTGGCATAAGGAACAGCGTATTGGTGTCCGTCTCCAATCGACCCAGCATCGCGTTTCTCGGCATCGCTTCGGGGACCACTAGATGGTCTAGTACATCCGGTCGACCGCTGGCATCAAGCCTGCCTTCACCTGAGTTACGAATGCGCAGGAAATCGTTAACATTGGCGTAGAAGTAGTCGCTGACAATCTGCGTTGCGTCTTGGCTGTGCGCGCTGGTGTCCTCTCGCTTGTAATCTCGCAGGTAGTCGACAACCCAGTCCAGCAGCGCCCTGACGTCGAAGTCTATGAACTTTAACCGCTTGGCAATCAACAGACCTGTAATATCACATGCCGCTTGCGCGGACCAGAATCGGTTCTCTGCGGTCAGTCCTGCACGGGTATCGATGGTCTGTTGAATACTAACCAGCAGCTTTTGAACTTCGTCCAAGTTGTTCATGATGTACTGTAGGTACGGTATTGCCGCGTGCCCGAAGTGTCGCTCAATAGATTTTGCCAGCTCGTCGGTATCCTGCTTAGGCAACTGCTGCTTCTGCGGGGAGAACTCCAGCACGCGCTGCGCTTCCGCCTTTGGTGCGTCCTTGTACGAGTTTACCTTTGAGATAAGGCTCATGTTGCCAGTAGTCACGCAGATAAAGCTCCACGGGTCTCCGCGCCAGCGGGAGGAGTTGGCCCCTTGGCTCAGTCGGCCGCGCTGCTTACCGCTGGGAATCTGGTAGATAAAGTCACTGGCCTCTTTGGGCTGCATGTTCGTCATCTCGTCGCAGTACAGCGGCAGGTCTTTGAGCGTCTCAGCATAATTCATTTTGTCGTGGTATGTATCGCGCTCAAACTTGACGAACTTGGCCGGGTCTGCCCACAGACTGGCCGCTGCCAGCAGCACCGTTGTCTTACCATAGCCTGAGTCCTTGCTATGGAAGTGGAATATGGAGCCCTTGATTGCTGTCATCTTGGTGAGTACCGAGCCGAATGCGGTGCCGATAATGTACTGGTACGATTCAAACCCGGGCTTGTTGAAGAACTCCAAGTTCTTCTTCCATTCATCCAACGACCCCTGCGGTTCAAACATTGGAAACAGGTGCGAGGTCTTAGTTGATGGGGCGTTCAGCTCGACCCGGTCTGGAAGCACGCGAGCGCGACCCAGTGTAAACGAAGTGAAGTTGTCGTCAGCCCAGCCGAATTGCCTTCTGCTCAAGTCTGCGGCCGCTGTGTTTTCTAAGCTTGATTCCCACTTTAGTATGTATGTCATAAGAGCATCCCAATGCGCTGCGGTAGCCACGGCTACGCTGTTTTTAGAAAGATACTTACGCAGCTCGTCTCTTGATGTTGCTGCGGTAAGCGGTACGGTAAATTCTTTTACGCCGTCGTATGGCAGGTGCACACGCACGACAATGGACGCCCCGTCTTCTGGGTCGTCTGTGCGGCGAAGCACATAGAGATCGTGCTCATACACGAGCATCTCCACGGGGTCACCCTCACGGTCCGCTGATTGGACATACACGCCACCGTTTTTACCCCTGAAGTACGGCGAGGGATATTTAGGTATGGTGTACGCCTGCAGTTCTACAGTCTTCATCTGCTCCGGTCTATCAAACACGACGTTGTCTTCTTCCTGCGCCCGGATGATCTCCCGGCCAAGCTGAATCGGCGAGGTTATTTTCCCCTTGTGCGGGCATTTACCACACAGTCCCGGGTTAAGCCCATCAAACGTAGTGCAGTGATACGGCCCAGCGGTCTTCTTGGCTTTGCCGATGGTAACGTCAGCGTCGTAGTCTGGGTGACGCTTAGAGACAACGTGTATTGCTTTGTCACCGTCTACGCAGTTGACCGCAATGGACAGCGCCGCGCGCCACAGTGGCTCGTCCACGTCCTCTTGGTTTGCTGCTGCGTAGGCTAACTGCGCACAGCCGCGACCCTTGGCACTCTTCTCCAGTATGGTCTTGAATCGGCTGGTAGAGTTCCCCATCAGCGACGCCATCATTGGGTCTGCCGCGTTAGAGCGAGTCTTTTTAGGTGGCACCACGCCTTCTGGGATGTAGTGATCCAGAATGGCTTTGAACTTATCCAGCGACAACGCTGGTTCTAGGTCTGCTAACACCGCCACGTTCTTAGGCGGGCTATCCTTGTGGTTGCGCGTGCCCGGGTATCGCAGCACTCTAGCGCAATCGGCCGAGACGACCGGGTCTATATTCAGTCCGTGGTTAAGACACATCTGTTTGAAGCGCACTGCCAGTGGTAGCCAGTCGGCCTTATCCAAGTCTTCGTCCATTGCCCAATAAACATGAAGCCCCCGCCCGGAGTTAACCATCGTGGGTTTTGGAAGCTGGTGTGTCTGGCAGAATACCCTAACCGCTTTTACCGCAGCTTGCTGCGTAGGAAAACCTTTATCGCCCTTGTCTTTACCGCAGTCTAGATCAAGGAAGAATGATCGCAGCTTTTCGGCGTTATCTGCGGTGCGTTTGCCCGGGGTAACAAAAGACGCCAGTGCAAAATACACATCGTTATCCGCTTCATTAAGAGTATCCGCGAGTTCGTCCATCTCCGGTATCGATGCCAAAAACTTTTGTGTAATCAGCTTCTGACCCGAATCCCCGTTGACGGCAAATATGCAGTAGTTCTGTCCTTGCGCCAGCACGTGTTCTAAGAATTTTATTGCGCCCATACGCTAACCTTTATCGCTAGAGACGACAGGGGGCGCCGCAGCGCCCCCGCCATGAAGTACATACCAGCTCTAGAGCTTAGTCGTCCCATTCATCTATCAGGTCATCCAGCCCAGCCGCAGGGGTTTCTTTAGCGGCAGCCACTTTTTTGCTGGGTCGCACAACGGGTTCTTCGTCATCCTCTTCTTCTACAACAGGTGCCGCTTTCTTCTTTGGCACATCGGGTGCGGCCGGTGCTTGCGGCTTTCTTGCACCATCAAACGCACCCACGGTCAGCGTGATTGCATCCTTGGATTCTTTGGAGTCGCGCATTTCAAGCGCAGTCTCCAGCTCTTCCTGATCCAGTGGGCGCACTGCGCTGAAGGACAACTTGGGCTGTTCACTGGCAACGTCAAACTTCATGCGGGTAACCACAGAGATTGCGTGCACGTTGTTAGCTGCTAAGAACTTGCCATACGCTTGCAGGCCCGCCTTGCCGTCCTTTCCGTCACCGAATACGCTGGTGGCGGGCAGTTGCAGTTGATATACCTCTCTCTTTTCAATGTCGCCATCAAGCATCACAGCAACGCGCTGGGAGTAGCGGCAGGCACGGGAGTCCCCTTGGCCTGACCCCTTGATGTTGTTGGGGCACGTACCGCACTTGTCGCTCTGGCGCTGGTCTTCTGGCACTGACGGGTCTGGTGCTTGGGTATTTGATGACCAGCACGTAGGCGGAACCGCTTGTGCTTTGGGGTCGTATGCACCTTGATAGTACTGGCGTGACACCGGTGCGGCGTTAACTAAAATGACATCCAATACGCGGTCTTCGCTAACGTGAATCTCTTCGCCGTTGACTACCTGCCGAAACGCCTTGCCCTTGATGGATATACGGCGTCCGCCAGAAGAAGAACCGCCACTGCCAGCGATGGTCTTGGTTATGCTGTCTTCAAAACCAGCGGGCATTGCTGGTAGTTTAAACTTCTTGCCTTCAAACAAAGTCATGTTGCTCATGCTAACCTCTGTGTTTTAGTTTGGTGTTATAAATCTAGTTCAAGTTGCTTTCGCCCTTCGGCGTTATCGGCGCTAAGATGGTCTCGCACCTTATCGTAATCAAATCTATATGTTGTTCTGGTGTCACCAGCAACGGCGATATACGAGCTTTTAGGTATCTTCCCACTATCCATCCAATTTCTAACCGTGATGGTAGACACCTGCAAGCGGTCAGCCAGCTCACCTATTCTGATAAGGTTATCGTCACTCATTACTTTCTCCGAATACTGATCTGGTACTTTGTTTCCGTGTTCATGCCCGGGGGCAGAACGTCGGGGTTATCTTCCAAAAACTGCTTCACGTTCCCTTGATGCAGTCGCTTTTCAAGTATGTCTGGTACTTTGTGTTCAAGCACAAACTCGTACATCGACGCCCAATCGTTTGTCCAGTAGTTGGTCGTCGTGGTGCGGTAGAACAGCCCTGACTTCGTGCGGGCTCCCTCCACCCCGTGCTCCCTGCAGTAATCCAGTAGCGCACCCTTTATCAACGCCATCTTATCTGTGATGTCTTTCGCCTTCTCTTTGTACTCGGCAGCGATCTCGTCGTTCTTTTCTTTCATCTTGATGTAGACCCGTACCAGCTTTGTAAGCTTGGGGTCTTCGGTCTCAACTGCTTTCTCGGTAGCCATATCGTCCTCGGTGCTGCGTGTTTAGCGAACTTTACTATCCTTATTTATACTACGCAAGTACTTTTTTATACAAATCTATCATCGCTGAATGCACGTTAACTTTTGTCTCCAGCATAGAAAAGACATGCGCCTCCGCTTCCGATCCTTGTAGCTGCACCACGGTGCACTTATTCTTCTGCCCTGCACGGTGCACGCGGGCGTTTGCTTGTTCGTATATTTCCACCGATGACGTCGGCCCCCACCACACAACTGTATCCGCTGCAGTGAGAGTTACCCCGTGTGCCGCAGCTTGCGGCTGTATCACCAGCACCCGAGGACTGTCCGTGGTTTGAAACCTCTGGAAGATGTCCGTGCGGTTAGACGCGCTAACGCTGCCGTTGATAATCTCTGCGGTAATTCCGTCGGCGTTTAGCCGAGCGGTCAGTATCCCAATGACACTGCGAAACGGGGCAAAGATCAGCACCTTGTTTTCCGTCTCGTTAATAACTTCCATAAGCACGTTGTAGCGGCTGCTGATATCAAACTCTATGGTCTCCCCGTCCGTACTGTACACAGCCCCTGCGCTGATCTGCAGTAACTTACCCAGCTTCACCGCCGCATTTACTGCGGTTACCTGCTCGCCAGCCGCCTCAATCACCATCTGCTTCTTCATGATGCTGTAGTACTTGGCCTGCTGCGGAGTCAACTCCACCTTGCGCTTGACGGTAACCATGTCCGGTAAGTCCATACACTCCGCCTTTGTAAACCGTATCGCGGGCTGCAGTGCTTCGTGCACGATATTTTTAGAGTCGGGCCGTGGTATATACTTGAACTGGGTTAGTTTGTACATGACAAGATCACGGAACCCCGTGAAATACTTTGGCACGCCGTTGGGGTTCACCAGCTTCGCTAGGCCGTACGCGTCTTCCGGGGACTGCGCCGCAGGGGTACCTGTCATCATCCACAACCATGTGTCTGGCCCCACCAACTGCTTGAGAGCCTTCCATCGTTTGGTCTGCACGTTCTTCAGATACGTCGCCTCATCGCAGATTATCAAGTCGAATCGGCCATACTTGAGGTCTTCCAGAGAGTTAACCACGGTGTCGTAGTTGGTCACCACGAACTCTGCGTCGCCCTCTATCACGGCCTTACGCTTGGCGGCGTTGCCGTGAGCGATGTCCACCTTGCGGTGCATGATGGTTTTAAAGAAGTCCGACCGCCACGCTACGTCCATGATAGACAGGGGGCACACCACCAACACGCGCTGAACAACTCCGGCCGTTATCAAATAGTCTGCTGCCCACGCCGCTGCCGCAGTCTTGCCCGACCCCTGCTGGCTAAAGCAGAACGCCCGTCGGTGTAGTGTCAGAAACTCTGCCGTGGTGCGCTGGTGTGCGAACGGGGTGTACAGCCCCGGCCAGCCGTATGACTTATTTATGGGCGAAGGGACTTGCTTAATGCCGAGGTTTTTAAGCACCTGCATTTCCTCCAGCCCCCAGTTTATTGCAACCCTCCCGTCTGACATCTGCTTGCTTTTAGGTATCGTGTTTAATATCTGCTGCGGATTGCGTACCCGCAGCAGCACTGCTTTGTTGTCGTAAATCTGCATTGTTGCCCTTACTTCTTCGGGTGTTGGCCGTTGCGGCTGCGGTTAGCGCTTGCGGACTCTACTTTGTATCCATCAGCGTTACTGCCACCGTCCTTGAGCATCTTGTTGTGAGACACGTCTTTGCCCTCACGCTTGTCCGCCGTGCCGTTGTTGTTCTTGTCCGCACCGGTCTTGTCGACCGCGCGCCGTGCACGCTGGCGCTCCATGCGGTCCCCGTGTTCTCCACGGGCTTTGGCGGTCTTGGCTTCTTGCTTGTAGTCACGCACATAGTTCTTACCGCTTGGCATCACATGTTCCTCCCGTTATGAGGGCAGCTCAGTACTACGCAGTACTTTTTACACAGCCCTGATGTTTTGGGGTTCCACACCCCGGATTCTATCGCCGTTAATATCCGTCCGTACCGCTTCAACCATTTCGCCCACAGCCCCGGCGCATCAGCTCGCAGGTACTTCTTGCGGATGAACGCTTTTGCTATCACAAAGAACAGCGCCGCATCGACTTCTTCGACGTCTGGGAAGTGCTTGAACGTCGCCAACGCCATCAGCTCTAACTGGTCAGTGTCTGCGTACTTGGCACTCTTGCCCGCTTTATAGTCGAGCACCTTTGCCTTTGTCCCGTTGATGATACTGAGGTCGGCTATGCCGCGCCACCACACCTTGGGGTCATCCATGTCGCACGCCTCAAGGTCTTCGGTCAGCCCCATCTTGTACTCGCACAGCTTCTCACCCGGCAACGCCTTGAGCTTGTCCAACGCCTTCTTGGCAAACCAGAACTGCTTGGGTAGCTCAGCTTGGTCGGACACATAAAACTCTGCGGCCTCATGAAACTGCTCACCGTACAACGCTGCTTCGTGCTGCTCGTCCTTAACGTCCTTCTTGATCTTGAGGTGGTAGTACTTCCTCGGGCACTGCTCAAACAACTTAATGGCACTGAACGACCATGTTGGATTTTTCTTCATTTTTCATATTCCTTTATGTCAACCTTTATTGCTTTTTTCCGAGCACGTTCGGTTTGTACCCAGTTCCTATTATGCCAGCGAAGAAAAGAATCCTTCTCGTATCGTTTGTTATGCCCATGCTTACCACCTTTCAAAAGACCGCCAAATCCACTTGATGGTGCTGCCACCACTGCCGCTGGTTTTTCTTCGCTGGCGTGCACTCTCCTATCTAACGTTTTGGGGTTAACATTTAGAATTCTAGCCAACTCTCCAATCGTGTAGGTCGGTTTGCGTTTCACTTAGCGTCCCCGTAGTTATCCGCGATGTCGCCTTCGGACCACGTTATCAACTGCGGCCACCAATTGGGCGGGGTTCGCATTATTGTTTGCAGCGTTTCAAGCGCAGCAACGGCGTCGCTCTCGGGCACTATGTAAACCAGTTCGTCGTGCACTGCCAAACTCGGGCGCAGCTTAGTCTGCTTGTACATCTGATACGCGTTACCGGCAATGACGTCGCGCGCCAACGCCTGAACACAATTCTCCGTCACCTTACCCGCGTATATTCTCGCTTGGTGGCGGTCAGTACCATACACCCACTCGCTCCGACCGTTTTCATTAACTTCTTCTCGCAGCAGGGGGTAACGTATTACGCGCCCAGATGGCAGGTGTATGCCCTCCGCAGATGTCTCCATCAATGACCACGGGTCAATAACCACGCGGTCTTCCTGACTTATGAATTGTAGCATCTCATGGCACCTGCGCCACCCGAGCACAATGTTTTCATACTCAAGACGCCACTGCGTGGTAATCGCTTGAGCTTCTTCTAACGACAAGTCTACGCCGCCCATGGTCTTGGCAACCTTCTGAAATGCGCCGCCCCCGGCTCCAAACCCCAGTCCCAAGTGCGCGACCTTGCCTATCTGCCGCTGCGGCTTTGTTACTTCCTCCAGCTTCACCTTATACAACCTGTGCGCAAAGTCTTTGTACAGGTCGGCCTTGTCTGGGGACGCTTGGTACAGCGCCATCGAACTTGGAACTTCCCACAGAAAGTGGTTAACCCTCAGCTCAATACCGGACAAATCGGCTACCACCACCTTGTATCCCTTGGGGGCGCGCATTGACTTGCGCAGCGCATCGGACAGCTTGGGCTTATCCGGGTTTACGCTTGGTAAATTCTGCGGGTTGTATAAGAACCCAGACCATCGGCCCGTGGTGTCTGCGCCGCAGTAATGCAGTGGGATAGGCAGCTTGCCTTTAAGTGTTTTACCCACGGCGGTAAACGTCTCAAGGCGTGTCTCCAGTATTGTCGACTTAACGTCCAGTCGGGTGCTCGCTGCCAATGCAACCACCGGGTCTTCGTGCTCCTGCAACGCAAGGAACGCTTCGTCTGTCTTGGACAGCGCAGGTATCCCTTTCTCTGGGTTTGATGGGCTCTGCTTCATGGGTACCCGGACGCCTCTGGCCCGCAGCAGCTTACTGAAGTGCGCGGTGGACGCCAACTTACTGCGAACAACTTCTTCTACCGCTGGGTTGTCATCTACCTCCATCTCGTAGAGCACGCTCGCCATCTGCGCCAACGCCTGCTGCTTCTGAATCCTGACATCGCTGAGTGCCTTATCCAGTACCTGTCGGCTCAACATGAACTTCGGCTCTACCAACATACGTATCGTGCTGTCGATCTGCCATAGCTCTTCGGCGTTGTAGTGCTTTTTCAATGCTTGGAACAGGCCGTGGCACTGGTCGGTGTCGTCGCGGTTGTACTCCTCCATCGCCAGCAGTTCTGTGTTCGTGAAGTCGCACAGGTGCTTGCCTTTGGTGTTGAGTAGGGCGGTGTTGTCCTTGACCCCAAGGCCGTAGTGCTCGACCAGTTTGGCTAGAGAGTTCCCGCAGGTCTTACTGTGCAGGGGTCTGGCCATCGCCAGCGTGCACCCCCACACTTTTGGGTTAACCCCGAAACGCCAAGCAAAAAGCATCGCGTCAAACGCTGACATGTTATGCGCGACTAACATCACGTCCGACCAGTCTTGTGCTTGTAAGCGTTTGCGTATGGCCGCTTCGCCAAACCACACCCGTGTCGGCTCGTCGTCTATCTTTAGGGACAGCGATATGACTTCTGTATCCGGGTGCATCACGTAGTCTATGGGACTCATCTTAGACAGCGAATGTGTCTGCGACCAGTACGTTTCAAAGTCTCCTACTATTAGTTTCACGCTTCATTGTCCTTATTAGTTATTAGGCCCCCGGCCCCGTGACTGCGCACCCATTACGTTATTAATGGTGGGCCGAGGGTTTCGTGCTCGTTACTCTTTCATTACTTTGTAGAGCTCAGCCTTCAGTTCGCCGAGTGCCTTGTCCGTGAGGTCTCCAATGACGTTCGCCCCTGCCGGAGGTTCGTCCTGATCCTCGTCTACACAGGCAAATCCGATGGACGGCCTGCCGTCCTCGTAGATGTACCCTACCTGCCAGTTCGTACACCGCCAGTACACGGTTACCCACCAGTAGTCGTCGTTCATTGTGGGGGGCTTCGCCTTTTTCAAGAAATACCCCCTTGGATACGCGAAGCAGTGAGAAACTCTATGCCCTTCCGCTGCCGCCCCGTGATAATGTTTTTCCCCGCAATGCTCGCACTTAAAAGTAAACTGCGACCCTTCGTGCTGGCATTCAATTACCGGTATGTCGTCGCTCATTTTCCACTCTCCCGCACTCGCCCAACGTGCTCGACAGTCTTATACTTTTCCGTCAGCTCGTCGCCCACCCGGTTAAGACCCTGTAACTCCCTAATCTTGGCGTTCAACGCCAGCTCTGCCTGAATGTCAGGCACGTCATCCCTAAACCGGCGCCTGTCCCCTTGTACCGCCGCACCGGCAAGTGCAAGGCCGGTGAGCATGGTCATAGTTAAACCCACAAACATTATCAGTGCTGTCATTTCGCACTCTCCTTCGGGTAGGTATAGGCAATCCGCAGTGCCAACATGGCGTTCAGGTAGCGGGCCTTGCACACGTTGTAGTACGACATCGTGCAGGACTTGGGGGCGTACCCCCAGTTAGCCATTTTTAAGGCACATAACGCATGGCGGTACTCAGTCCCCAAAAACATCATTGAGTTGTAAGCAACGAATATCCTGTTTGTTCTTTTCATATCCGCTCCTGAGCTGCGCTCTCACCTGCCAGTGCGAAGTAAGCCGCACCATCTTCATAGGAGTCCGCTCGGTATCTACCCGCCTGCGCCCTGACCATCTTCAAGCAGGTCATAAACAGCCAGCCCTGCTCGTCTGTCAACCCAGCGCCTGTCAGGGTATTGAACATGGTCACTGTCTTGCCGATGCTGCGCTCACCCTGCAGCTGGTCGTATGTCGCTGCCCGTTCTTCCATGTGTTTAGCTGCTGTTTGCAGGATACTTCCTGCCGTAAGTAAGCGCTTCTTGGGGTGTAGGTGTTCTGTGTAGGGGCGTAGGTAATGCGTATCGCAATACTCTTGCTCTGGCAGGTTGGGATTGGGGCAGCCGTACATTTTG